ACCCCTGACCGTCAACACCGCCGCCGCCACCGCCAGCACCTATCACTTCAACCTCAATCGCAAAAGCGTCTGTAGGTGTTGTGTATGTTGCCGCAGTGCCTGTCGTGAGTACTGTCTTAGTTATGGAAATACTCCCAGCCGCAGCGATCCAATCGTAGTCGGTCCCTGTCCATGACATAACCTCTCCGTTAGCTGCTGTGCTAGTGTTGAGGTGCGTGTCTACGTCAGCGTTTGTATAACCAGAAGGTAGACCTGTCAGACCAGAACCGTCACCTACGAAGGCTGTGGCATCTACTGTACCCGTGACATCTAGGTCAACATTTACCTCAACATTGAAAAGACCACTGTTTGGGATGATTGCTATAGGACTACCTAAAGAGTCCAAGAACGAAGTCCCAGATGCTGGATCAACAATCATGTTTGGCACACCTGCCACCGCACCGCCGAGTAAAATAGAAGCAGGGGACACTATCTCAAAGAAGCCTGTTGCCGCAATACGACTAGAAAGGCTATCAGCATCAATCTCAAGATCGTTGGCAGCGCCAAAGATGGCCTTGTCGTTGTCGCCAAACAGCACATCAGCAGTAGTAGTCAGACCTGCAAACGTAGGGCTGTCATTGGGCTGTACTGCACTATCTGCTAGTGTACCCTGTGCAGCCGTAGCATAGTCAGCACCATCGAAAGCCTTAACTTGAGCAAGGTTTGTAACCTCACTATCCATGAGAGCGCCAGCAGCAGTGACATTAGCTGTGTCTGTAACGTCAGCAGATGTTTCAACAGTGTCTAGCTTAGTACCATCAGCAGCGACATCACGCCCGTCTACTGTGCCTGTAACTGTGATATTGGTGGTTACATCAACATTAGGCACGGTCAAGTCACCAGTCATAGTGTCGCCAGTGATACGGACGAAACCTGTAGCTGTGTCTAGTGCGTCTTTGAACTCGCCCAGAGTAATCGACTTGGTTGTATCTGCGGAAATGTCAACAACAACAAGTTCATCTGTATCCTCTAGATCAGCCCCTGTAATAACTGGCAGTTCTGTGATTTTCTTATCACTCATTTTCGTATCCCTTAAATAACGGCTTCTACGGCTTCAAAAGAGATACCATAGAAACTTGCATTGTCGATTGACCAAGAGGTCACATTAGTAGACAACCTGAATACCCCTTTGGGGCTATCAAGAATTACTGTTGAACCCGTGTAGTCAGATCGTAGGCTAGGCCAGATTTCTAAGAAACCATCACCATCTTGATCCAACAGGACTTGATGTAGTTTAGCATTAGCGCCACCACCTAACTGAATGTAGTCACCCGCCTTAAGCGTACCAGTCATAGTTACTTCCACAGTCTCATCACCAACCCCGCCAGTCAGCGTACATGAACTAGCAGTCCCTCGTGGTTCAGCGTAGTCAGGGTCTCCCAGCAGGAACGTACCTGTTTGACCCTTTAAGCCCACTAACATAGCTTTCCACTCAGCGGCTTTGTCGCGGTGAACAGAAGGGATAGTAACTGAGGCTTCCCACTTCTGACCACCGTGGGAAATAACCTGCTGTTTGTAAGTGAAAGGGGACTCAGAGGTGATGACAGAATTAACCGCACGTAACTCAATTTGTTCAATACCAATGGTTGTTGGTGTAGTTAGTGGGTAGCTAATAGCCATATTATCTTCCTTTTACCCGAAGGTTGCTTTCATTTGTCCACCACGACGACGCTCATTCATCATAGACTGCTTAGTCATGTTAGCAATCTGGGGTGCAGCTTGTGCAATTAGCTTCTTAACACTGTCGTCCCCGTTAGCGGAGAAGTTGAAGGATTGGTTGACAACAACATTACCCTGTGATCCACCATCAGTTTGTACACCCAGCTTACCATTAGCACCACGCTTGAGTGGCATGATAGCTTCAGGTCCAGCTTCACCCATAAGGCCAGTCTTACCTCCAGCCATAGGGAAGTATGTTGGGCCACCAACGACACCACCGTTAGCGTAGGCTTGGATAATTCCGTTAGACAGGACGTTACCATTAGCACTTGGCACTGCTGGTGCTAGAGAACTACCCCCCGTTCCACCGCCCATCATAGCGCCCAGTCCTTTTACAAGAAACCCAGCAATACCTGACTCTTTGCCTTGTTCAGCACTACCAACTAGACGCTGAACGACAAGAATTTCGAACAGTTGTTTGATAATGTCCTTAGCCATGTCCCTAAAGGCATCCCCCATAGATTTAGTGCCATCAACAACAGAAGTAAAGGCATCACCGAAAGAACTAGCTATACTATCAGCTAAACCCTCTTGTTGCTGTCTAGATTCCCTAACAACACGATCAAGTTCTTTTTGAGCTGCGGTCTGACGCAGAGTGCCACGGAGTTCAGCCTCTTGTTTTGCCACAGCCTCTTCGCCGTACTTCTGACGTGCTTTAATGACCGCTTCTTCCTCAGCCCGTTTTTCACCAAAGAGACCTACGAGTTGTTTTTCGAGTTCAGCTTGCTGCTTGAGTCCGTCGAGGTATTCTTTAAACTCTTCGGCTGAGGACTTCTTGGAGGAACTACCAGCGCCAGAACCACTTGAGGCTCTATTAGCTTCCTGTAGCCTCTTCTCTTCCGAAAGGGAGGCTTCAAGCTGAGAAATTTTACTTCTGTCGCCTCCATACATAGCCTCTACAATCGACCTATCAACACCAGTTGCAGAAGTTGCGGAAACACGGGACTCTAGTTCAGACCTCATGCCAGCTATAGTGCCAGCTACGACTTCATTTGCACCAGCTTTCAGGGCTTGAACTTTAGCTATTGATACCGTCAAGGCTTTATCTAGACTGCCACTAAACCCAGCTAGGCTAGACATGGCACTTACAGCTTCTTTTAAAGCATCAGAAAGACTTTTAGCAGAGTCTGCCGAGGCGTTTATTTGCGTTTGAACTTTGTACGATTCTACTGCAAGCTCTACGTACTTTTTAGCGGATTCCGTAGTCAGATTTTTGACAATGGCTTCTTGTTCAGCCCTATATCGGGCGACCTCAAGACTTTCTGCACCATACTTGGCAATCTTCTGTTGCAGGTTAAGCTCAGATTGCATATCAATTACAGCTTGTCTGCTGGTTCTTTTTCTTTCTAAGTTCGCCACCCTCCCATCTTCTACAAGAGAGTTTATATCGCCAGTAACCTCTTTAAGCCTTTCTAAACTCTCTCGCTCCTGAACAAGTAACCGAAGTTGTTCTTTTTTAGCACGGATTTGAGCGGACATCTCCGCTGTACGCTCGTTTAGTGCTGCGTTGACCATCTCCTCAACGCCAGAAGTGGCACCTTCAGCCCCAAAGGACGTTTTGGCCCCTGCGAGGATTTTTTGACGGGACAGCAACAGGTCGTCTAATTCTTTTTGCGCATTGCTGATTTGCTTATCAAGGCCAACTTCACCAAGGGTCTTGTACTCAGAGGCCAGTAGGGCAAGCTCTTCTCTGTAACCTCTTAACTCTTCTGTTGCGTTTTTTGCCGCCTCGTTTATGTCAAAAGTTGATGACTCAAAAGATTTAGCTTCCTTTCTTGCCCGTAAAAGACCTGCACCAACAGCGGAAAGAATTGGTATAGCAATACCAAGACCAGAAAACAAAGCAATCATTTTTGTGGTCTTAGCAAACATAGCCATAGTGCCAACAAGCTGTGTCGCCTGTTGACCAAACGCTACCATGAAGTTTGTGCCAGACTGGACTTGAACTGCAAAGTCACCGACCTGATAGCCAGTCTGTTGCATCATAACACCAAGCTGGTTAGTCCCACGCTTAGTTTGGTTTAATCCCACACCCAAGTTTTTTGTTGCTCCAGTAAGGGCGTTAGTAAAATTAACCTCTTGCCTCATCTGGTTGCCGAGCTTCATTATCGCAGAGCGAGACATTCTAGAGGACTTGTCAAGGTTCTTCTGCGCAGCTACGAGCTTGTTAATGCCAGCCATGTAGTTTTTCTGACTGCCTGAGTTAGCAAACTCTTTAGCCATTAAACCCAAGGCTCTTTTAGTCTGACTTGTAGTGTTAACCAGACCTGTCAACTCACTGTAATCAACACCAACTATAAGACTAATATCGTCAGCCATTCGCTACCCCCATATAAACTACATCAACACGCTTAATTGCCTCTATCTCCCAAGGAGCAATAGGTGTCTCAGTCAGTTCCTTCCATGCTTTAATTTGTTCGTATGTTATCGGGTTAGGGCCAGAGAATCCAGCAGTTCTGCTATTACTCAAAACACAAAAGGCAGACCAGACATGAGACAAAAGCTGAGGAAATACTGTCGGGGGTTCCAGTGCTTCAGGTCTACGTCCAATCTGCCTTTCTACTTGTTCAAGGTGTTCACGTTCTGTTGTGCCATTCTTATCAGGACGATTGAGCTTAAACTGATGTTCAGCCCAATCGCACAACTGAGAAGTTAGGCTTTCGTAAAATCCAGAGATTCAGCAAGAGCCTCCTCAATCTGGTCTTTAATCCAGAACACTTCGTCGTATAAATCTTTAGCCTTAGCGACAGTAAGTTTAGGCTTCTCACCACCGTATGTGATGTTCCACTCAGCAGTAATCTTAGAGAGGAGCGTTAGTCCAGCCTCTTCCATATCCTGCGCTGTAATTTCCTGCTTCTTACCAGACTGCATAGCCTTGAGACGCTTGTTCGTCTGTTCGTGCATTGCAGCTTTATACTCTTTAGAGTGACTTGCGTGGACAGTAACAGTCATATCAGACTTGTCGTCATTCTTGAGGGTGTCGCCAGTATTAGGGTGCTTCAGAGTAACTTCTACAGTATCGCTAGAAGGCTTAAGGTTCATTAAATCCATTGTCGAGTTTCCTTATCGGGGGTTATGATCTATACGTCATAGCGTAAGTTATTGTCGGGTTGAGGTGTTAGTGTGGAGACCCCCGACCCGACTCAGGAGCCTCCACGTACCTAGCTAGGTATTCGTTATACTGGGCGTGTGATCTTAAGGTTAGTACCTTCTGTCGCATCATAGAGAGCAACAAAGGACAGGGAGATCATACGGCTAGTTGGGCCATCAACACCAACATCAGCAGAGTTAATCTTGACCCGTGGGAACAGGAAGGTATAAGCATTACCACCTGTGGGGTCATCTACAGAAACTTCAATCTCAGTCTCAGTCTCGTTGAGGAAACGGTTGATGAGAGAAGCATCTTCGAAATAAGCTGTGAGTGTACCCTCAACTTCTGCACGACCATACTCAAGGGAAGGCGCACTGTCGTCACCAATCACAAAGGTAGGGGCAAAAGAGTTAGTCAGGGTGAAGTCCAAACCAGTTACGATAGCTACAGCAGAACCTGCACCTACGTTACCGATGGAAATGTCACCTGAGTAAGCATCGAAAGGTGCAGCACCAGAGGCAGCGTCCTGTGTCTTCTCAGTGCCACTGATGGTCATGTCTTTACCGACCATACCGAAGGTAGTTGTTACCATCTGGTTAGGAGCAAGAGAGATACCCATAGTGGAAACTGAGAGACCTGTGAACACACGAGCTTGGTCAATATCAGCAGCGTAGTCTTCTACAGAGAAGAACTTAGGTGCAGTACCAACTTTCAAAGTGGTGGTGTCCCATGTGTTCAGCATAGCTGATTCAAGGAAGGCATCATAGTCACCATCACGAAGGTCAACTACAATGTCGCCAGCTACTTGACGGTTACCATGACGGTCAACCCGTGGCATACGGTCAGCTTGGATGTCGTTACCAGCTACACGATCTTTGGTTAGGTTCAAAGAGTGTGTGCTGAAAGGGAGGTTAGTGAAGTTACCAGCGGGGGTTGTACCAAACGTAGATTCTACGATGAAGGACAGGCTGGAGCGTGAACCCTGTGCAAAGGCCATGTTATATTCTCCTGTGGGAAGTTATTTGTAGATGTACCAGCCGATGTCTACTCGAACATAGTACCAAGGGCTGTCTAAGATGCCTTGCTGTCGTTCTGCATAGTCGATAGATACGTTGATTGTTTCAAGGTTAGAGTTGGTAAAGGAAATGTCTGTTGTTGCCTCAAATGCCTCTAGCAGTATGTTGGCGTAGTCATCAGCTTCCTTTGGCCCTTTGCCCTCTGGGGTATGTACCAGAATGGAAAAGACACCCTGATAGCGTTGTTGTGGATTTAAGCCCCTTACAGCAGGTCTACGTTCCGTAGGGAGGAACATTACCTGAAGAAAGCTAGTGCCAGTCGTAGGCTCAAAAGAGACGTTCTCGTAGGCTACTGAAGGAACACCAGACACGTTAGAGAGGTGAGTCTCAAGTGCGGCACGAATGTCATTGTATATACTAGCCACCGAACTTGTTCCTTACTTTAGTGAAGACAGAGTATTTTTTTTCGACAGCCTTAGCATGGGGCGAACCATTACGAAGAGTTACCTTGTCTACATTAGAAAGGTCTAGCTTGTTGATGTCTGAGTATAGGTTTCCTCTGCCTTTGCTAACAGCTTCCTCACGGTTGGCTTTTGGTCTGTTAGCAGAGGACTTACCTCTAGGACGACCTGCGCCGATGGCATAAGAGAAAGAAGTTACATACGCACCTGTATCTACGGGTGATACGACAGTTGCATAGTTAGCAACGTACTCTAGCTGATCCTTGACTTTTTCTTCAATCAAACCTTCAAGCATCTTCATCTTATCATCAAGACTCTTGTTAACTTTGATTGTAGTTTGCATAGACATGCGTTACTCCCTTACGTCACAGAGGTAACACACTGGGGTTCCGTTGCTGAAGATAGTGACTACAGAGACAAGTTTAACATCATCATTGTTGCCAGTTACAAGATCGTTAGTCTCAGGTTCTACAGCTAGGTTAAGGGCAGGAATGACGCACTTACGTACACCCCTGACGACCATATCCATGTTACCTGAAATACCTGTGTCGTAGTTGTAGAAGTAACCAGTAAAAGCGTAGTCTGTTGTAGCTGACCCGTCTACCTCACCCGTGGCAGGGTTGTAAGAGCCACCAGAAGTAACCTTACGTAGTGTCAAGCTCTCACCAAAGTCTCTTACGAGTTTCAGCAAATCAAAGGGGCGAAAAGACATGACCTACTCCTTATTCATACTCAGGTGTTTGGTAGCTAGGGGGGTTCTTGAAGCGGTCACGGCGGAATGAGCCTTCGATACGGTCAGTATTAGCCCGTACAGTCTCAATGCCAGTCTTTGTAATGCCACCAGCCAGAACTCCAATGCCTACAGAGGAACCTGAACCGTTAGTCTTGCCCTGATACTCAAGATCGTCAGCAAGTGCCTTATACTGTTTAGCAAGGTCACTGTAGTCTGCTTTCAAAGCACCATCAAGGGATGCGTTGACACGACGAGAGTGTTTAGATGCGATAGCACGGGCAATCCATGCCCCCGCGTAATAGATGTTGTTGTTATTCTCAGAGAGACCGAAGGTAACTTCTTCGTTCTGGACCTGTTGGTCTAGTGTCTCAGTGTCTCCAACAAGGAGCCTGACTGTGTTAAGCCGACCAGAGGCCGTAGTTGTATCCAAGTCTGTAGGATCGTAGGACCAAGCCATCTAGTCATCTCCAATTATGTGTCGTTCAGTATTCTGTCTCGAATGGTGTAGAAGTCTTCTGTGATCCAACGGCTGTTGTTCAGGAAGCGACGAATAAGACCACGTTGCTTGTCGTCGATCTTAGACTTCTTACACTTCTTAGTGCCAAACTCTGATACACTTGATGTACGAGCTTTAACTTCAGCGTTAAGCAAGTTGACTAGAGTTTCTAGCTGTTTGCCAGATAGCTCAGATAGTCGATCACCAACCTTAGTTTGTACTTCTAATTCTTTATTGTGGTGGACATAACCAGAGGTATAAAGTGTTGCTACCTTGTCTTGGTCGATACCACGTTCAAGCCAATTAAAGTGTTCCCCTTGGCTCCATGTCTTGCTGTCTGCCATGAGGGGTCGTTTAATGAAGACAGGCCAATCAACCTGCCATCCCAAGTATGTGGGGTGCATAATTCTGTTCCTATTTACTGTTATGGTATTTTATAAGTTGGGTTGAACCCCAAGCCGAAACTCAGGGTCCACCGTTATCTTAGGTGAGGTAGCTTACGCTACAACATCTTCGAAGAAGTAACCAAGGTCAGCACCAACGACTTTCATGTCGTATGCCATTTTAACTTGGATATGCTCTGCAACCTGCTGGCGCTTCAGTGCATCATCCGAAAAGGATTCAACAGTGATACCAAGGTTGTTTACGCTTGGGATGTTGTTCCATGCGAATGTCAGACCAGCCGCTGGTGTCATAAGACCAGATGCGCGTGGTGTGTGTACCAGCAGTGCGTTCTTACCACCGATGAAGGCGTTAGCTTCTGCGAGACCTTCAGCACCACCGTTCTTGACAGCTTCCATGACGTAGAAGTTCTCTACCTCAAAGATTTCTGCAAGTTTAGCATCTGTGATGAGTGCTGTGTTAGTAACAGTAGCACCACCGTTCAAACGGGCAAGTACATCTGGGTGGTTGATGAGGATGTCACGTACTTCCTTACCGATAACCATTGTGTTTGGCTTGAAGCCACCAGACTTAAGCTGCATGGTGCGACGAGCAGTTGTCACATCAGAGATTGGTGTGGAGTTTGTGTAGTCAGACCACAGGTTAGCTGGAGTAGCGTCTGTACCCCAGATACCAGCAGCGAAGAAAGCAGAAGCGAACTGCTCTTCACGTTCAATCAGGACACGGTTGACAAGTGTCTGTGCGCCTGCGGAACGGATTTCCAACATTGCATCTTCGTTAGCAAGTGTCTGCTCATCGAAGTCCATGCCAAGGCCATATACGTCAGCAAAGTAGCTGTCGTTGGACAACTGCAAACCAATACGGTTTACTTCTGTGCGTGGAGCAAGTTTCTTAACATCACCAGAGCGGTTCATGTTCGCACGGTCATAGATGTAGTATTTGTCAGACTGACGCTGAACACCTACTACTGGGAAAACCTTGTCAGCGACAAAGTTAGTTTGTTCTTGTACATACGCAAGTGTCAGGTTAGACAGCGGTGCGTCAATATGTACATTGGATGGGGTCAAAAGAGGCATTATATTATTCCTTAAAATGCTTGTTAGGGTTAGGCTACGATGTTACCGCCTTGGATAAGCTCGATTGCGATGATTTGACCATCGACACCAGCTTCCTTGGCATAACCCATAACAACATCACCAGCAGCGGCTGTGAGTGCATCACCAGCAGCGTCTGTCTGAACAGCGTCACCAGCAGCAATAGTGCCACCAGCAGTTACCATAACTTTACCTGATACGCAGATAGTAGTTGCGTTACCGACAGCAGCGCCGACCAAGCATACACCGTAAGCCTGTTCACCAGCAGCACCTGCGGTAGTGACAGCGCCACCAGCGTCAAGAGTTACAAATTTGAATTGAGTAGTTCCACCAACACCAGCGATTTCGGTGCGGTTGTCACGAGATGACATTACAGCCATGATTATTCCCCTTTATAGGATTTGTTGATAAGTGATTTGCCTTCGTCGGTCTTAGCCACAGCAGCATAAGCCTTAGCAAATTCACTCTTTTTCAGTTGGTTGTCGTCCATGTAGGACTTTACGAGGGCATCTAGTTTGTCGGCAGAGGTAGCGAACTCGCCGTCTACATCAGACTTACCAAATTCTTGCATAGCTGCATCAAACGCTGCATCAGCGGCCTTGAGAGCAGCCATAATTGCTTCATCTTCGTAGAACTTCTCTACGAGAGCTTTAGCAACATCTACGTCAAAGTGAGGCAGAGCTTCACCAGCACGTTTTGTCAGAGCAACATCAGCTTTCTCAATAGCAGCAGCTTCGAGAGCTTTAAGGACTGGGGCAGGGATGTCCGACTTAACGACCATCTCACCTTCAATGTCCATCATTTCCACTTCAGCTTTCTTTTCGATAGCTTCAGCTTTAATTACGTAACCAGCTTCAATAAGACCCTTGCGGAGACGCTCGTTCTCAGCCTTCAGTGTCTCTACTTCATCAGAGACCTCTTCGACAGGAGCTTCTTCAGCCTTACCTACTTCATCAGCAGCTTCAGTGGCTTCAACAGCCTCTTCTTCTTCTTTCATCATGTCGTAACCAAGGGCTTTCATAGCCTCTTCTTTACCACATGCCTTCTCTTCCATGTACGCCTTTACTTTGGCTTCCATTTCATCAGTCATTTTAGTAGTTTCCTCTTCGGAAGTGTCACGCTTGAAGAGGCTAACCATTGCCTGTGCATTGGCAGGGCGATCCACTAGGGACAACTCTTCAAGGTGCAAGTTTTTCAGGAGGTTGGGCAAGATTAAATCTCCTCTTTCATAGCACGACCACCAATAGAGAAGGCCGCAAGTTCGCCAGACTTAACCATATCCCAGACGGTATCATCGAATACTTTGTATGCAACAACCCACCCTTCACGGTTAGACTGGATTCCTAGAGCATCACCAATTTCTTTAGTGATAGGCAGCGAGTGTACTACTGTACCAACTTGCTCACCTGTGTGCATTGCCTTGCCGACCCGCACATGCTCCATAAATTCGTTCACAGCTTTCACAAGTGTGGCAGCTTCGATAACATCCCCTTGGCGGTCTACTACAGCTTCACCATCTTCGGTTACTACTGAGGCCCAACCATAGACCATACGTTGTTCGTCGTCAGTCTTGAGGATTTTACCTTCAATATTCTTTGTCATATCACTCACCGATGTCCCTGCTTCCCACATACGGCATGACCAGTAGCCAGCCTTTGTCTTATCTGTCTTGGTGTCACATGAATGTCGGGAACGGAAGTTAGCACGAGCTTTAGGGTCATCACGACGAATTTCCATGTTAGGATCACCGAAGGTAACTCGTTTAACCTTGTCACCATCTTTAACGAACACTTCAAACTTCTTGTTGCCACCTTTGATGCGACGAGGCTTATTAAGGGTGACACTTTCGCCTTGATAGTCAGCTTTAGCGAAGTCTACCTTTAGTATCTCTTGTACGATAGCCCTGAGAGCCTCTATACGGTCCACTGAGGGGGCTTCTGTCTCTTCGGTAGCCTCACCCTGCTCGTAGAAGGCTAAGTAAGCCTCATGGCTCTCTGCTGGCATAAACACAGCCTGACCATTGTAGTCAGATACGTGAGTAACACCGTCAAGACCCAAGTCCATGCTACGGGAGACTGCCTCAGCTTCGGTTGTGAAGACATCATTAGCATACTGCGCTTTACGGAGAGTAGAGAGCTTATGACCTACCATAGTGCCTGTAGGCTTACCTTCGTCGTCTACAATCTCAATACGTGCAGCAGGTTCTTCTTTTGTACCTGTAATCTTGACTGGGATGCCTGAGACGTTACCCTCACGGACGATCTCACGGATAATACCACGGGCTGTACCACCTGAACTATTCCAAGATACTTTTTGTCCTGTTTTCATCTTTTAGTAACCTCACGAGTCATTTTTGATAAGGACACCTTGGAATGAGGCTCCGATGGCGTTATTAGTGGTGTCTGTAACGACCCTACACTCTAAGTCAGTCTTCTCAGTGTATGGAATTGGGTACTCAAACTTAGTAATAAGCTGATTGCTTTGAAGTACGTTAATAAAGCGAGTTCTAAACACGTTAGACCCTTGGTCACGGCTTACAAAGCTACAGGTTGCAGTCTTGTTGGCTTGGCTCAGAGCAGCAGTAAAGTTAATGTCATCTAAATATAGGGTGTATCCAGCAGGGACTGTGTAAGCAGCTATCTGTGTCTGGTTACCTAAACCAAGGTTGGCGTAAACCGTGTTAGGTACGCCAGCAGTAGCCCCAGAAGAACCAAGGTAGATTGTACCACCTGATGTACCACTTGATCCTGCAAGGGTAACAAAGGCTCTGTAAACTCTTAAGTAAGAAAGCTGAGTTGAAACTTGCGTCTGACCGTTAAGAGTGATGCTCTCTTCTATCTCGTTATAGTCTTCATCAAGACCTTGTATGGTGATAGTATTA